CATTATCACAACTACCTTTATTTGACCCCATCAATGCCTTTAATTTAGCCAAATCAGCAGGAGTACATTTAGTAGTACCAAAGAATGGTTGCCAACCTACATTATCACCACCATCATTTGCCGACCTATCGCAATTAGGTTTTAGTTTAGTAAAGAATAATGCTAATATACCTGCAAATAATCCACCAGCACCAGATCCACCAGGAACAGCAATTTCGTTAATATCGAATTTTTCATCCATGATACCTGTGCCTGATGCCCACTTTTCCATAATACTACCAATTCCTGCTTGACCAGAAACTAGACTCTTAACTGTTTTAAGAATTCCACTAAGATTCCCAATCATTCCTTGCACACTACAAGTAATAGAATTTAAAGTCTCTTCAAGTCCTTTAGTTGCCATTTCTGCTTTTGAAATGACTCCATTTAACTGATTCTTAATTAAACCCTCGATTGTAGCGATTGGAGATGAAATAAGAGAAGAGAGTTGAGCATCTAATCCGCAAATCGACCCTAATAATGCTTGTAGTGCTTGCTCAATAACTTTAAAACTTTCGTTGGGTACACCTGTAAAGGATTGCTTAAATGATTGATTTTCGATTTCTTGAACTAACTCGTCTAATTGCATCCTCATAGCAGAAATCACCTGAGAGAATAATGCTCCTAGGTAATTTTTAATCTTTCCTGTCAATTTCTCCATCGTAACCAACTTACCTTCGACAATATCGATAAAATCGCCATTATCGGTTTGTACAAGTTGACTAGCAGATACTGAAACATCCTCTAAAAGGTAACCTAGCTGATATTCCATAGTTTTGTATGGACCACCTACACCGTTAGCAGCAGGAATTGGATTTTCGGGACTTCTTGGTTTTTGGGGATTACTGCTACTTCCTGCTTGTCCAGGCTTATTTGCATTATTAAAAGGTGCTCCAAAACTACCTGGTCCCACTGTTTCTTGTTGTGGACCAATAGCGACAGAATTGGATTCTGGAGGTTCTCCAGTATTATCCTCCATAACGTTAGATTCACCAGGTGGCAAAGTTGCTGGATTAGGTGATACACCGTCTGGATACTCTTGTGATGAAAATATAAACTTCTTCTTTTTCTTCTTATATCCAATATGCGACCTCATAACACCCATAACAAGAGGCATTTGAGCATCTTGTCCATCCATAAAGAATCCCATGACAATTGCACCAGGTTGCAACCATCCACTAGATTTACCTAATCCCCAAGACCCTGCTTGGTCTGTAGGTTGTAAAACTGTAGCCCAAGGCAAATCATCGGTTTTTAGCTCTGTAGCAGTACCACCTTTTGGAGTTGTATAGTAGTTTAATACCCTACACTTAACACGACCAATATGGAGTGGATCTTCATTATCCTCTACTTCGCCAATCCACCAATAAAAGCCATCTTTACCTACAAAGTTGGTAGTACTTTCATTAAGTATATTGTCAACGTTGTTAGTACTGACTGTCATGAATCTAAATTTTTTAAGTATTTATTGAAAAACCCTAGGAGGTAAAAAATGTGCCGAGTTTTTTTCCCGCCTTTTTGGGAACTAAAAGTCGAATTATATATGCCATCAGAGGGATTTGAACCCCCGACCTTGGCTTTACAAAAGCCCTGCACTACCACTGTGCTATGATGGCTTGATTTTGTTGAGTCGGTACATCTCATCACCCCCGAAAACTTTGAGTCCTCCAGGAGTAACAGCTTTGTCTTTACTTTCGTAAATGTCCTTGGTGATACGTACTTCAGATGTCACAATGCCACCTGCAATAATACATTGATTACCAACAACACTTCCACGCCAAGACTGTCCATCCCACGTGAATATCATATCACAATTAGCGTTTCTTGTCCAGTCTAAATTATAGTTTTCTACAACAATACTATTCGGGAGACGCTCCACCAGTCGATGATACTTCTCCCGATATGGTTTATCTGGTCCTTCACTCCTCTTCCATTGCTTAGAATGGTATCCTCCTTCTACTTTCTCCCATAGAAGGAATACCTGACTAAATTCGGTTGGGAATGATTGTGCTTGTCTTTTGTTATTATATAATCCTAAGAGATAGGATTCAAATTCAGTCGTCAAAGACTTTGCATTCTGGCTCACTTGGATTCATCTCACAAAATAATTCTATACAGTTTGGATCGTGATGATCTCCTGCTACGATCTCAGCATGATGATTGTGCTCATACACTTCTAATTCATGTAGCTCCTCTTTAATATGCCTTCTTGTTTGAGGTGAAATTTGAGGATCAGATAATACAGCCTTGTCGTGCTCTATGTGTGCTTCAATTGTTGTCATAGGAAGTTACCCCTAGTTATACGTTACTATTTAGGTATTGGAACCGAATCCCGACACAACATTAACTCAGTATAGAGTGTTTGATTGGCATATTTATGACGTAGACCTGAAATCACATAGCGTCCGCTATACTTATAGTCTATCTCAATCCTACTACCAACTGGTTTTGTCTTAGGAATTTTAATATCGACTCCATATCCTGAGTATAAGTCAAGATTACCTGGAATGACAACCAACAACTGTACATTTTTTAGGGATTGCACACGTAAGTGCTGATAAGACTGTAGATATGGTATCTCATCATAGTTTTTTGATTCCTCTGTCTTCTTACCGAAAGAGAAACTTCCTACCTTCCAACGAGGTTTATCATACATCCTATTAGGTAAGAAATCATATCTAATTCTCTTAGGATTCTGAATCAATTTCTTAATGTCTTCATCATATGTTTCAACAGGATTCTTAGAGGTTGACTTACCTACATGAGACATCTTACCCCAAAACTCACTGATGTCATACTCATGAGCATGGGTAGCAGTCAACATATCTTTTGATATCTTTCCGTTAGCAAACATGTTAGGGTCAAACCCTACACTATATCCTGACCACGCACCTTGTCTTAGTCCTGTTAAGTAATCTCTATCAGCAGGGAATACAATACCTTCAATCCTATAGTCATCATTGTCTTCATCACCTGATTTCTTAGGTGAATAAGTGTATTCATATAGTCTTGCCTTACCTTCAGTCATATCACTATCCCTATCAGGAGTCATTGCATTGACATCATCAATCATCTTATCAATAGACTTGAAATGATATCCCATTATGTTTTCCCAGAATAGGAAACCATTCTGCTTCTCATCCTTTGCACCACCACCAGCAGCCCTAACAGTCCTCTTTGCTATCCAATAAATCATGTCCATGATTCTCCAGTTGGATGCAACAAAGATATGTTTATTAACTGTCTTCTCTGTATGCAATCTCTTCCTGGTATTGAGGTAATCTTTACCCTCAATCAGTTCCGTAATCATCTCACTTGCTTCTACCTTATTCTTAAACAGAGTCTTAGTGTTACCAAACACAGTCAGCACTTCATTCTTTAGAAACTCATCAGAGACACACTTAACTGTGTATGCTTCTACATTACCTGCTCTTACCCTATCAGTAATAGTATATGCTCTCAGTAAATAGGTTGCTTTCTTTTGTGTGGTCTCAAGTTTCAACTCCCATATCTCACTACCATTAAGAGTACCAATAACTCCACTGGCATCTTCCATTATAATCTCACCTTCAAACGTTGCTTGACCAATACTTTCAGTAACAAACGCTGCTTTAACTAAGACAGCAAGATCAGTAGCACCCTCAGCATTCTCTACATACTCACCATCACGTTTGATTTTGAGACCAATTGATACATCAGTAGATGTCTGTCGCTTCATTGCCATAGTTTATTTCCAGATACTATTGTACGATTGTAATTGGTCAACCAAACTTGATGATGGTTTGCCACCTCCACCAACAACAGTTGGTTTCTTACCTGCGGCTGCTCCTTTAGCAGCAGAGACTTGTTTCATTGAGGAAGCACTAATCTGTGCAATCTTTGCTTCCTCTAACGCAGCAAGTTCCTGTGCCTTCATAATGGCTTCCATTGCTGCTTTCTGTTTCTCTTTCTTTGAGTCACCCTTCATACCTCTAACTGCATCTGTTGCCTTAGTCATCACTCCTTGTGCAGTTGAGCTAACCTTATTCCATGCTCCTGTTGCTATCTTCTTAACTCCACTAGCAGCCTTCTTAATCTGACCACCCAAGAACATTGGTTGTGGCGTAGGTATCACAGGATTAAAGACAGGACCACCATGAGACATCAGATTAATAACTGGTTGGATTGTAGGTTGTATGATACCACCTGCATCCATCCCTCTCCTGTTCCAAAGTCTTGCTACCTCTTCAGGGGCTATCCCTGCTTTGATTGCTATATTTCCAGGTGAATTTTTAGCCTTCTCATATAATCTATTCGCTGCTGTGCCTGGTATATCTTTATTGATATTAAAGGCCATGTCTGATTTGAAGTTAGGATTTCCTAGAGTCTCCTGCCTAACCCAATCCATCTTCTTAAGGAGTGCCTTCTTAATAGCTGGTTCAATACTTTCATTAGTTTCAATTTGTTTAGTCCCTTCATTAAATGCCCACTCACTCATATTAGCAATAGTCCTACCAAAGTTTATCATCTTACCATCTCTGTCCATATGGAGCCTTGTGCTCTGATTATAAAACTCAGGATCACTATCAAGTAATTCATTATGTTGTTTCATAAACTGTAGTAATGAAGGTCCAGCAGCTTCTACTAACTGTCTCATGTCCATCTCACCACCTTCTGCATACCCCTTAATTTCAGGGAAGAAATTGTTTATATTAACTGGACCACCTTCAGACCTACCAGGTACTTTGTATCCTCTAGCACGGGCTTCACCCATCCTCCGACCTGTTAGTCCAGAGTCTTTCCTTGTAGCAGGAGTATCAAATGGTACTACAAACCCACCACGAGATCTCTGTGCAACATACTCTGTGCCATGACCTATAAATGATGTGCTCCTACCACCATCAAGTGATACAGGATAACCTGACTGAGGTCCAGATATCCATCCACCCTTCGCCATCTCTGGTTTGTTGGCATACTTGTTTTCAAGTTCTTCTTGCCTTGCATAGTCCTTGTCGAATTCGGGATCGCCATGTGTTTTTCCCTCATTTTCAAGACTCTCTAGCCTATCTCGTAGATTAGACAGTTCAATACTATCATCTTTTGATACTGGATTTCCATTGATGGTGTCACCACCCTCACCACCGTCTTCTTCCTCATCTTTCTTAAGCCCTTCCTTGAGGGCCATGCCAGCACCAATGAGCAACCCAATGACACCTAACCTCTTGATCATTTTCTTCGAGGTCATCTTCAACCCCTTAGCAAACACCTTAAAGAGTTTCTTTAAGTCTTTCACTAGCTTCATAGGATTCTTCAGCCATCGTATAGCAAGGAAGAGTCCAGCAAAATTAGTAACTAACTGGAAGAGACCAACTATTTTCTCCCACCAGTTACCCTCAATCATTTTTCGTAGTCCTTCTAGTCCTCCTATTACTCTATCAGTAAGGAACTTTGCTACAAACCCAAAGAATTT